CTATTCGAGAAAGATATGTCATTATATAAGAGCATCCCTGGAATGGTTGAGTTGATTTCGGCAGTGAAAGAATTGGCGGTCGAAGAACCAAAAACACCAACAGAATCTCCAGAATAAAATATCAATTTATGAATACATTGAAACTAAGACCATTGATAGAGAATTTCCAAGCTCCTTCAGAAGCACCGAAAAAAGAATGGACAACTGAAGCGAAGCGTGCTGCGTTGGAAAACATCGGTTGCTATAATGAGTATGCCAAGCATTTCCACCGTGATCAGAATTTGATGGAAGTTGCACACAAGCTTTCTGAAATTGTAAAGAACGCCGAAGAGCTTGCTCTTCATGAAACAGAAAAATCATCAACCGATGGCAAACATTGGTTTGACGAACAGACCGTTAAGAAGAATTTCTCAGGTATGAGCAAGGCTATTCAAGAATTGAACAAATATGCCAGAGAAGCGCATATTTTGGAACAGCGCATGCAGGCAACATATGAAGACATCGGTCATTTGCTTGAGCGTTATTATGAAGTAAAAAATCTACAAGAAGGTCAGTCTGCTTCTTGCAAGATAACAAAATAATATAAAATATTTTGTATTTTTCATAAATACATATATATTTATTTATTATAAAATGCACCATTATTTGGTGCGAGGCCGGAATAAAACAATTTCTTGAAACTCTTAATAGTTTCATCAACCAAAGGATAAAACTATTATGTCAGATCTATTAAAACAAGCAATTGCCGACGCCAAAGCCGTCCGTGCAACTGCGCTATCGAATGCAAAAGCTGCTCTAGAAGAGCACTTTGCTCCAAAACTGCAAAGCATGCTTTCTGAAAAGCTGGCTGCTGAAATCGCAGAAGAAGAAACCGCTCCAGAAGTTCACGCCGACGCTGCACAAGACGCAGCTGCATTGGCTGCAACCGCTCCAGAAGCTGCTCCTGCTCCAGAAGCCGCTCCTGCTCCAGAAGCCGCTCCTGCTCCAGAAGCTGCTCCTGCTCCAGAAGCCGCAGCTGACGCTGCACCTGTCGCAGAAGAAGAAATCGAAGAATATCAAACGTTGGGTTCAGGAAATCCTGATCCAGTTGAAAAGTCTTTGGCATTGGAAGCTAAGAAAGCATCTTCAAATTACAAGGCAAAGACCAAGGGACACAAGACCGAAGATAAAGGTCAAGAAGTTGTTGACGCAACCAAATTGTCAACAGCTGGTGAACCAAAGGCCGTTGCCGACAGCACCAAGGCTTCACCTGATTATACAAAGGTGACCGCTGGACACAAGACACAAGATCCTCAAGGCGCTTCGAACGAAGTTGTCAAATTGGAAGAATCCGATGAAATCACAGAAGAATCATTGGATGAAATCCTAAAGGAACTTGAAGCTTCAGTCAATGAAGTCGGTGGAATGGAAGAAGTTGCTGCTCCTATGGAAGCCGCTGCCCCAGACGCCGAACAAGTTGATGAAGAAATCGACCTAAACGAACTTCTTTCCGAAGAAAAGGAAGAAGGCGAGAAGGAAGAAGGCGAGAAGGAAGAAAAAGAAGAAACAAATGAATCCCTCGTCAATGAAAATCTTTCGTTGAAAAAGGAAATTGAAGAATACCGTAGCGGAATCGAATTTCTACGGAACCAAATCAATGAAATTAACCTGCTCAATGCAAAGTTGCTCTACACGAACAAGTTGTTCAAGGGAGCTAACTTGACCAATGAGCAGAAACTGAAAGTAATCGAATCATTTGACCTCACAAAGTCCGTTCGTGAAGCCAAACTCGTTTATGCTACACTAGCAGAATCCATCAATAGCGGTGCAAAGAAAGTTGAAACTCCTGTAAAGAAGTCTTCAACTGTCAAGAATATCACCGAGGGATTGGCAAGTAAGCCAGTTGCATCGACAAAACCAACAACATCCGCTGTTCTTACAGAAGGTGCCGAAATGGCAAACCGCTTTAAGAAATTGGCCGGTATTCGCAGCAAATAAAATCAACAATCAACCTTAACAAGGAAATTATTATGTCAGACATCAAATCACTACTAACTGAGACAACCAATCCAATGGTTAAGCTCATGAGCGAAACCCGTGGACTAGTGTCCAAGTGGGAAAAGACTGGTCTTCTAGAAGGCATCAAGAACGACATGGAAAAGTCACACATGTCCATCCTTTTGGAAAACCAAGCAAAACAACTAATTGACGAAGCTACCCGTACAGGTACTTCTGCTAACAGCGAACAATGGGCTGGCGTTGCTCTCCCACTAGTCCGCCGTGTTTTCGCAGAAATCGCTGCCAAGGAATTCGTCTCGGTTCAGCCAATGAACCTACCATCTGGTCTAGTATTCTATCTAGACTTCAAGTATGGTACCAACCAAGCTGGTAAACCAGCATTCGTAAACCAAAGCTTGTTCGGTGGAACAGGTACAAAGTTGGGTTCAACCGACAGCGCAGTCAATGGTCTATATGGCCAAGGCCGTTTCGGTTACACCATCAACGATGTTTCCGGTTCATTCACAGGAACATTGACAACTGGTTCATGGCTAGACGCTAAGTTCGTTCCAGAACTATCTTCTTCCGTAGTTGCCGAACAGATCGCAAAGATCTCCGTCAACATGGATCCAGATACCTATGGCACCGACCTAAATGGCGTTCGTGCATTCACCATCTCTGGTTCTGGAATCGTTGATTTCTACCCAGCATTCACAACCGTTTCTGGAAACACTGTAAGCTTCGTTGTTTCTGGTTCTGGAATCGGATTGACACCAACAGTCAAGGTTCAGTATCACTTGCAGCCAACTGACAGAGCACGTGGTGACTTCGAAGATCAAGGCGCAGGTCTACCAAACACAACAGGTGTTGCCAATGACATTGGAATTCCAGAAGTCAACCTAGAGTTGAAGTCTGAAGCCATCGTTGCCAAGACCCGCAAGTTGAAGGCCGTCTGGACACCAGAATTGGCACAAGACTTGAACGCATATCACTCAATCGACGCAGAAGCAGAATTGACTGCTCTATTGAGCGAATACGTTTCGATGGAAATCGATCTAGAAATCCTCGACATGTTGGTAACTGCTGCTCCTTCGGCTACAACCGAATACTGGTCAGCACGTATCGGTGACGAATATGACGCAACACAGAACAAGTTCGTTGCATCTGCTGCTAACCGCACAGCATACGTCAAGAGCACATGGTTCCAAACCTTGGGCAACAAGATCCAAAAGGTCTCCAACAAGATCCACCAGTTGACACTACGCGGTGGAGCAAACTTCCTAGTTTGCAGCCCAGACGTTGCTACCATCATCGAATCCATCCCAGGCTTCACAACCAACACGGACGGCGACCAAGCCAAGTTCGCAATGGGCGTTGCCAAGGTTGGTGCTCTAAGCAACCGTTGGACAGTATACAAGAACCCATACATGACCGACAACGTCATGTTGGTTGGTTTCCGTGGAAGCAACTTCCTAGAAACCGGCGCTGTATACGCTCCATACATCCCACTGATCCAAACACCATTGGTGTACGATCCAGTGAACTTCACACCACGCCGTGGCGTGATGACACGTTATGCAAAGAAGATGATCCGCCCAGAATTCTACGGCAAGATCGTCATCGGTGCATTGAACGAAGTCTAATTCTTAACAGAGTTAAACTCCTAAACAAAAAGACCCGCAGAAATGCGGGTCTTTTTTATTGTATATATCATATGTATTTTTCGTACAAATACTATGAGAAAATTAAAATATCTATTGGTAAGTTTGCTAACATTGGTTACCATTTTGGTCGCCAATCCAATCGATGACAAGGCATCGCAATTTGTTGTAAATGGTGCGCCGATCAGCAAAATTACAAAAGATAACCAATATCTCATCAAGAAAAATTACGCTATTCATTATCGCTTTGATACCAAGACGGCTGAGTATGTTGTTGAACATCCCACAAAGGAAAAAGTGGCAGGAACAGTAAAGAGACAAGATGATTTTCGTCCAGATCCAGAAATAGCAAAGCAGAACCAATCTCAATTGGCCGATTATGCTGGAGAACCATATGATCGTGGACATCTTGTTCCTGCTGGAAATTCAACTCAAAATGCTGAAGTAATGAGTGAGTCATTTTTTCTTAGTAACATGGTTCCACAAGTTCCAAATCATAATCGTGGAATATGGAAGCAACTTGAAACCGCCGTGCGTGAATGGGTAAATGAAGGAAAAGACATATACGTTATTTCTGGAACATTCTATAATAAAGAACATAAAAAGATTGGACAGAGTGTTGGGGTACCAGACAATCTTTGGAAAGTTATCATTGATGCAAAATCAAACAAGGCAATTGCGTTTTGGTTTCCAAATGCTCCGTTGCCAGTTGCTGATCTTCCAAAATATGCCACAACAATTGCCGATATTGAACAAAAGACGGGCTTGAATTTTAATCCAAAATTATCAGACGCCGACCAAAAGAAGCTTGAAGGCACGAAACCGAATCTAACCGAATGGTCTAGTTTGGAAAAGAAATAATATCAACCACCCGATCTGAATACAGCGGCGTTCCAATTCATTCTTTTTTTGACGCCTTGATTGCTTGTTGTTCTGTATTCCTTGTGGTTTAAATATTCCTTTGCAGCAGCAGCAAACTTGTGCTGGTCAAGCAATTTCATTGTTTCTGGACCAAGATCTCCTTTTTTGCCGAATCCTCTGAATCCTGCATTGACGATTGCGATCTTGATGGTCAATGGCATGCTATCAAAACTTCTGATGAATCTTTTCGCAGTGTCAATTGTTCTGTTGACATCTTTGTTCAAAAGTTTGATAGCCTCGTCGTCAGTAAGACCTTTGCTAAAATTTTCTCCTGCTTGAATTTTGTGCCCGTATCCTATAGTGTCACTTCCACCTTCAAGGCTTTTATGCGGGAACCATTTTTTAAGCTCTTTATTATATCCACCACGAGGATTATCTTTACTGTTTTCAAATTTCATTATTACATTCGCCGCTTTTGATGCAACATCTTCTGCCTTGGCCGTACCACTGAAATCGATATTGTGTTGAGTATAAGGCTTTCCTGCGGCACTTGACGCAGGTTGTGCATATGCATGCTGTGCTGGTGGCATTACAAACTTTACTGGTGGTAAATCTGCCACAGGAGCTTCAATAAGTTTTTGTTCATGTAACAGGTCTTTTAGTTTGATTATACTCATATATATTATAAATATGGGCGTGGCTGCGTATTATGTATCGTATAATAAATATTGCGATGTAAACACAGGTCATAACCATATTTATATAATATGGCAGACACATCGATAAATTATACTGTAGATCAGGATCGCGTGAGATGGCCGGGTTCTGGCTCCGCAATAGCTCCAGGAAGTGGCTCAACTCCTTTTGGATTTTACGATGGTGATGTTGTGTTTCAATTAGATGCACCAAATGCGGCAAAATGGGCGGCAACAAGATTGGGATATCCAATCACGGATATCGAAATGATTGATAAAAATTTCTATGCATGCTTTGAAGAAGCATGTTTTGAATATAGTGCACAGGTAAATCAATTCAACATTCGCAATAACATTGGTGTATTACAAGGAACTTCTGCCAATGTTAATCTCACACAAACAAATGTTGCAGCAAGCGGACTTCCGCAATTGATCAAAATCGCGCAAGGATATGGAACAGAATTTGGAGTCGGAGGAAATGTTGATTGGAAAAAAGGATACATCGATGTTCAGGCAAAACAGCAAACATATGATCTGCAAGCATTGTGGGCGAATGTAAGTGAGAGTTTTGATCGCATAGAAATTCGTAGAATATTTCACGAGATGCCTCCAGCGGCTGCGCGTATCTATGATCCGTTCAGCATGACTGGTATGAGCTATAGCAATGTGCTGAATGAAATGGGATTTGCAGGTTATTCTCCTGCAACGCAATTTCTCATGACTCCTATCTTTGAAGACTTGCTGCGCATGCAAGCGATTGAGTTCAATGACCTTGTTCGTAAGTCTGGTTGGAGTTTTGAACTTGTAAACAACAAGCTGAAATTGTTCCCGATTCCTACATATGATTTCAGAATGTATTTTGAATATTTGCTTGTAAAAGAGCGCGACAGTCAAGGAATATATAATTCTGGTTCATTCTATGTGTCTGGAAGCAACACAGTTGTTTCTTCTTCGGTAATTGGAGATTATAGCAATGTTCCATACAACAACATTCCATACAGCACAATCAATAGCGTCGGCAAGCAATGGATAAGAAAATATTTCTTGGCATTATGCAAGGAAGTATTGGGAAGCATTCGCCAAAAATATCAAACAATTCCTATACCGGGAGCAGAAGTAACGCTTGATGGTGGAGAATTGCGTCAAGAAGCTTCCGCCGAAAAAGAAACATTGATTACCCAACTTAGGGAAAATCTTGAGGCCACTGGCAGAAAGGCGCAGATGGAATTGCGCGAGGCGGAAGCACAGCAACTTCAAGCAACATTGCAAAAAGTCCCTATGGGAATTTACATCGGATGAAGCCATTTTCATTACTAGATCAAGTATTGACGGAGAGCGAGAGAAAAAGAATGCGTTTTGTTGGATTGAAGAAAACTCTCAAACCAAGCACAAAATTCACATCACTAGAAAGAAAGTATTACCTAATGTTGGAAAATTTAGATATCTACTATATTCCACAATATCCTCTATGCGGAAGATACTATGATGCATATTTGCCAGAGCAAAACATATTGTTTGAATTCGATGGATCGTTTTGGCACCCGCGAAATGAGGCCGAGGCAAAGTATCCTGCACAGAAAAAAGCCATCATTGTTGATGAATTAAAAAACAAAATAGCAAAGAAAAAAGGCATCCGTATAATCAGAATACGTGAAGATGAGCCTGTCACCGAAACTGAAATGAAGGAGCTAATATGGGGCTAAAGGGTAGATATTTTTCCGCACGCGATTTGAAAATCGTAAATCATTTCAACGCAGAGTTGATGGGAGACATCATTGAAAATATCATACAGATATATAAGATATGTCCAAACGAGACAAAGACCAACATTTACGGAGAAACTTCCGCCGAATCTGGTAAGTGGTATTTACCAGCTATTCAAATTTCTGCACTTGTAGAACGTAGTGACATGGATGCTGAATATGACGATTTTGGTCCGAACAGAAGACAGGATTATGTGTTCAAAATGCGTGAAAACGCATTAAGAGACCTTGAATTTTATCCTGAGATCGGTGATATTGTTTTCTTCAATGATCGCTATTATGAAATAGACAATGTGGTGCAAGAGCAGCTGCTTGGTGGACAACCAGATAAATCGCACTCCATCATCTGCAATACCCACTACACGAAGTATACTTCGTTGAATATCATGGAAAGGAATGACTGATTATGGCATGGCGCGGACCAACTCAAAGACCAACGGCCAATAAGCCCGTACCAAATCCCATAAATTATGGGCCAGAGATGTCCGACTCCAAGAAGCCAGTGACGGAAGCTGTTGTTGGTCCGAATTATAAACCAAATAGGGCGTTTGATGTACGCAGAGACACAGATAAACAGAAAAACTTTTCCGTCAAACTTGTTGATGTAGATTCAACCATACTAACATACTTGGATACGGTAATAAGCCCTACGATTGTTGATTCTGGAAGACAGATAAAAGTTCCAATCAATTATGCTTCTCCGGAAAGATGGAAAGCGATAAGAAAAGATGGGGCTATCCGCGATAAAAATGGAAAAATTCAAACTCCCGCTATTGCATTTCGCCGCAGCACCATGCAAAGAAATGACCAGCTGATAACTTTGAATAGATATCTGCAATATCCTGTTCAGAAGAAATTCAGCGAAAAGAACAAATATGACAAGTTTAGTGTCATGCATGGATTTGCGCCAACCAAGGAAATATACAGTGTGGCAATGCCAGACCACGTGATTGTCAATTACGAATTTATAGTGTGGACTGAACTAATAGAACAAGGAAATGCCATAGTGGAAGCGGTCAATTTTTCAACAGAAGATTATTGGGGAGATAAAAAAAGATTTAAATTCAGAACGAGTATCAGTGATTATAATTTTGAAACTGCTACCGAAGCTGGCAATGATAGACTTGTAAGAAGTACATTTACATTGATGTGTTATGCATATCT